CCGCTCCGTGCGCCCCGGTCGGCCTAACCAATTTGCTGGCCGCCGACCACGATCCGACGGTTTGGCAAAAACACTCTGTTCTGGTAGCCTATGACCCGTGCGTGGAGACGCCGGAGAAAACGCCAAGGAAGGCAAAAGTTGTCCCGTATGCGGCGGTTCTGTGCCGCCCTCCCTTGGCGTTAAGCCCAGGACGTATTGCTCTGCGGCCTGCTGCCGAGCTTCGTCGCGGTCGCCGAAGCCCGCGGTCGTGCCGTGCTCTGTCTGCGGCAAAGACGTACCGCAGGACGCAAGTAGTGTCGGCAGACGCCGGGAAGTCTGCTCCGATCAGTGCCGAAAGCTGCGAAAGACAAAGAAGCCGACGCATCACGGGACATGCCTGAGATGCGGCGAGGGCTTCGTTCGGTTTAAGAACTCAAAATACTGTAGCGACGAGTGCCGATACCCCAACCGCCCATGCGTTAAGCCTTGCCAGCAGTGCGGAAAAAGCTTCAAGCAGAGGCACTCTGGGAGCAAGTTTTGCAGCCAGAGCTGTGTCGCGCTGGCGAGGGCACCCGAGACGATCAAAAGAAACAAGAGCCGTGCTGCGCAGCGGCAGTGCCTCTGTTGCCAGAAGCCGTTCCGAAAACGAGGAACCGGGCGAAATGCCGGAAAATACTGCTCCAGGGAATGCGCATTTGAGGCGAGGCGGCTTCGCCTCCCATGCGCGAGACTGACAAGGCGGCGGGGGGCAACGCTTGACGAGCAGATCGCTGTGTGGTTCGGAACCTGGGGCAATGACGCAGCCGACCCGCTGAATGTCGGCGTCAACGCTGGCGGGCACAAGATTCGATGCGTTAAGTACGGGTGCCACTACGAGTCGTTTTCGAAAACGTCGATCCTTCGCCGAGACAACTGGACATGCCAGATATGCCAGTGCGAGTTGCTTCCGCGGTGGACGAAGCTTGAGGGCAGCGAGACGCCGCATCCACGCAGCCCCACGATCGATCACATCGTGCCGCTGTCTTACGGTCCCGACGGCCCAGGCCACAGACCGAGTAACGTCCAGGCCGCCTGCTGGGCGTGCAACATAAAGAAATCCGACTCCTTTGCGGGGCCATTACCTACTGTGCAATACTCTTAATCATGGCACGAGGCCCAGCACCAACGCCGAAGCACCTCCTCAAGCTGCGAGGCTCCGAGGAAGCCAACTACCGCGAGGAGCTTGGCACCCCCCTGCACTCTCTGCCGTCCGCCCCCGACTGGATGCGGCCGGCGGCCAGAGAGATGTTCAACCTCGTCTGCGGCTACACCCAGAGAATGGGCACGCTGGCAGAGAGCGATGTCGAGGTGATCTCGCGGTATGCGATCATCTGGGATCGCTGGCGAGAGGCGGAAATGCAGCTCGCCAAGATGGATTCCGGCTGGGTGGAAGTGACAGCCCCCGACGGCTCCCTCCGGTTCAGCCGGCCGAACAAGTGGCAGTCGCAGAGTAACCACTGCCACGAGCAGTTGCGGCAACTCGAGACCGTTCTTGGCCTGACGCCTGCCGATCGCACCCGCATGGGCTATCACGCCGAGAAGGTCGTGCTAGACCCGATGGACGCTCTTCTAGCCAAGCGTGGTTGACATACGTCAATTCATCGGCTTACTGAAGCACAGTCGCGGCGACTTTGCGGGGAAGCCTTTCGTCCTCGAGCGCTGGCAGGACGAATACCTTGACAAGCTCTTCAACACGAAGAAGGCTGACGGCCTGAGGCAGTATCGAACGAGTTTGCTCGCACTTCCGCGCAAGAATGGCAAATCTGCCCTTTCCGCAGCCGTTGGATTGTTCATGCTCTGCTGCGATGACGAGGGGGCCGAGGTGATCGTCGCGGCCGGCGACCGCTCCCAGGCGGCGCTGCTCCATACCGCGGCGAAGCAGTTCGTCGAAAGCTGCCCGTCGCTGGCGAAGCGGTGCAAGATTTACCGCAACAGCATCGTCTTCCCCGAGAAGAACTCGACGATGATCTGTATATCGTCAGAGGCCGGGACCAAGCACGGTTACAATCCGAGCTGCGTCTTGGTCGACGAATACCACGTCTTCCCCGACCGCGAGCTGGTCGACGTACTCGAGACGGGCACTGGTGCCAGGAGCCAACCGCTCACCATCTACATCACGACGGCCGGCACCGACATGGACGGCCCGTGTTACAAGGACTGGCAGCGGGCGATCAAGATTCGCGACGGCGTCCTGAAGGACGACACGTTCCTGCCCTGCATCTACGCCGCCGATCCCGAGGACGACCCGTTCATCGAGGAGACGTGGAAGAAGGCGAATCCGAACTACGGAATCACGCTAAAACCCGACTATTTCAGGCAATTTGCCGAGAAGGCGAAGCAGTCGCCGACCGACGAAGTGGTTTTCAGAACCCTCCATTTGAACCAGTTCCAAAAATCGGAAACGAAGTGGATCAGGCACGGTGCCTGGGATGCCAACAACGCTCCGCTCAGGCCGACGGCGGGGCGGCCGTGCTGGTGCGGCGTCGACCTCGCCAGCACCTTCGACACGACGGCGTTCGTGGCGGTCTGGCCGGATGTCGACGGCACCTACGACATCCACGCTCACTTCTTCATCCCAGAGGAGAACGCGATCAAGCGTGGTCGCGAGGACAGGGTGCCGTATCAAGCCTGGGCGAAGGACGGTTTTGTTACACTAACAGATGGCGACATAACGGATTACGACGTGGTCCGCGACTACATTCTCTCGTTTTGCGAGAAGAATGCGGTTCGGTCTATTGCGATTGACCGCTGGAACGCAGTGCATCTGACGACGCAGCTCACGGCGGAGGGAATCGACGTTAAGCCGTTTGGACAAGGTTTTGCGAGCATGTCAGCGCCGTCGAAGCTGCTCGAGACGCTGACAATCTCCAAGAAACTTCGTCACGGCGGCAACCCCGTCCTGGCGTGGCAGATGTCGAATGTGCAGGTGAAGGTAGACGACGCCGGGAATATCAAGCCGACCAAGAAACACAGTCATTCCACGGCCCGCATCGACGGCGCGGTCTCACTGATCATGGCCTTGGGCATTGCCTCGAGCGAAACCCACGGCAATACCGACGAACCAAACCTCATGGTGCTGTAGCGTGGACAGAGTCGACGAGGAAGTCTCCGATCTGATCGAGCTTCGCGGTAATCTTTCCCGCATTTTCGAGGAGATTTCCAGCACCCGGCGGACTGCGTCGGGGGTCTCCGTCTCGCCGGAAACGGCCCTGGAATGCACGGCCGTTCTCGCCTGCGTCCGCGTCCTGTCCGAGTCGCTCGCCAGCCTCCCGTTCAATGTGTATCGGCGGCTCCCCGGCGGCGGCAAGGAGATCGCCGAGGAGCAGCACCTGCACGAGGTGATCGCCTACCAGCCGAACTCGTGGATGACGGGCTTTGAGTTCCGCGAGTTGATGCAAAGCTGGCTGCTCCTGTGGGGCAACGCCTACGCCTACATCAAGGGCGGCAAGAACGGCGCGGTGACAGAGTTGATCCCGCTGCATCCGTCGCGGATGGAGGTCAAGCGGCTGACCAACGGCAAGCTGAGATACTACTACCGAGAGCCCACGACGCTGATCCAGCCGACGCCTGACCCGACGGAGTATCGGCAGGACGAGATTTTTCACTTGCGATGGCTCTCGTCAGATGGGGTGACAGGATTTATCCCAACAAGCCTGTCCCGCGACGCCATCGGGCTGGCGAGGGCAACCGAGCTACACTCCGGCAGCTTCTTCGGGCACGGCGCGCAGGTCGGGACGTACATCGAAACCGATCAGCCGCACAAGCCGGAGGCTCTGGCCCGCTTCAAGGAGCAGTGGAACGACGCTCATCAGGGGCCGGACAAGGCATACAAGACCGTCGTCATGCCGTTCGGCTTCCACCGGAAGCAGGTCGAGGTCAGAAACGACACGGCCCAACTGGTTGAGACAAGGCGATTCCAGTTGGCCGAAGTGGCACGGTGCTATCGCGTGCCACAGTATTTGATTGGCGACTTGTCTGATGTCCGCCACAGCACCGTGGAGCAGCAGGCGATCGACTTCGTCACGTTCTCGCTCTTGCCCTGGTGCCGGCGGTGGGAGATGGCGTGCCGGCGAGACCTCGTGGTCGACGACAAACAGTATTTCTGCCAGTTCGACCTGAACTCGCTGATGGCCGGCGACTACGCGGCGAGGTCGCAGTTCATTCGGGAGATGGCGAACCTCGGCGCTCTCGACATCGACGAGATTCGCGCACAGATCGGCTACAACCCGCTTCCCGACGGCGTCGGGAAGAAGCGGTTCATTCAGGTGAACATGCAACTGCTGGAGGCGTTCACGCTTGAGAACCCAACCGGCCAGAAGCCGCAGACTCCCGCTCCCCAGGGCAGCGTTGACGGGCCGCCGGAACCGACGGCTGGCGATGCCCCCGACGGAGAAGACGCCCTTGACGCCCGTCAGGTCGCAGGAGCCGAAGTCGTCTTCAAGACCTCTCTCCGGCGACTCGCCGCCGTCGAGGCTGACGGCGTCCTTGAGCGACGCAATAAGCCCGAGAAGCTTGCTGCGTGGCTTGATCAAATGACCGGCCGGATGCGGGAAGAGCTGCGCGAGTCCGCACAGGCTACCGGCCGAGACATCGACAAGTTTGTGGGAACGTGGATGACCCGCTCGCGAGAACTCCTGCTTGAGTGTCATCGCAGCGGCCAGAAGTACGAATCAGTCACCGAGGACTGGTGCGACAAGCACCTGACGACCGATGCCGCAAGCACCTGAAGGCGTGATCGACGCCCTCCAAGCCTCCGTTCGGCTGCATCTGCTGGCGACTGAGAACTACCAGTCGCAGGCGGAGCATCTCGACCGCTGGGGGTACGGCAAGCTGGCCGCCGGCTGCCGCGCTGACGCCGAGGAAGAGCGGGGCCACCTGCACGAGGTGCAGTCCCGGCTCGAATACTACGACGTTCAGCCGACCTACGACCACGACCAGCCCGATTGGCCCAGGCACGACTACGAGGGCATCCTCGCGGCGAATCTTTCGCTGGAAACGGCTGCGGCGGAGGCCGAGAGGGCCGGGGTGCTGGCGTGTCGGGCGGCCGGCGACGAGATATCGGCATCGGTCTTCGTCATGCTGCTTGAGGGCAGCGAAGAGGCGATCGCCAAAATCGAAGCAGTGCAGCGTGTGATCGAGCAGATCGGTCTGGATAACTACCTCGCGAATCAGGTGACGGCATGAGCAACGAGATTGAGCGGCGCACGACGGTTTCGGACGCGACGGTCGAGTACCGCGACATGGGGAACGGCGAGAAGAAGCCCGTGATTTCGGGCTATGCCGCCGTCTTTAACGCCGAAAGTCGCAACCTCGGCGGCTTCGTCGAGACGATTCACCCGAATGCGTTCGACGAGGTGCTCGCCGAGAGCCCCGATGTCATCGGCGTGTTCAATCACGACCGCAACCTGCTGCTCGGACGTACCGGAAATGGTACAATGCGGCTCACGAAAGACCCGTATGGGCTTCGTTACGAGATCACGCCGAACGAAAACACCTCCATCGGCCGCGACGTGATCGAGTGGGTGAAGGACCGGACGGTTGTCGGGTCCAGTTTCGCCTTCGCGATCAAGCGAGACGGTGGTGATTCGTGGTCGACGGACAACCAGCGTGGCATTCGCAGGCGTGAAGTGCGTGCGATCGGCCTGCTCGAGGACGTTGGGCCCGTGGTTCGGCCTGCATATGACTCCTCCAGCGTGGTTGTGAGTCGCCGAGCCATCGAAATGGCTCTCGGCGAGTCGTTCAGGCCCATCCAGACGATGGCGAATGCGTCAAAACGAGGTCTGAAGCTGGCTCAGAGGCACGAAAACATCGATTCTCGCCTCCTCTGCATCGCCGAACGAGTCGCGAACCGCGAAATCGTCAGTGTCGAGGAGGTTTCGTACCTCTCGGGCGTCTACGAGCGGTGTTTGGCGGCGAAAGTGACGGGTTGGTCGGGCTCGCCGGCCTGGATCGAGTGGCAATTGGCCGGCGGCGACGCTGGCGAGAAGTGGGTGGATCGGCGTGCTGCCTCATCGTCCGATGAGGCAGCCCCGTCGGTGGACATCCCGGCTGAAACCGCCCCTGTTTCCGAGGAAAGAGCCGCCTCCGACGTGAACCTGACCCCCTCCGCGGGCATGGCCGCCGCCGCGAAGCGTGGTCTGGCCCTGCACGAGGCTGGCCGGTCGGGCGACGGCCTCAAGCCTGAGACTGTGGCGCGTGCCGGCAAGATCGCGGCTCGCGAGGAACTGACGCCTGAGCACGTTCGCGAGATGCGGGCGTGGTTCCGCCGCCACAAGGTCGACAAGAAGGCCGGCTGGTCGAACAAGGGCGAGGAAACACCCGGCTACACCGCCTGGATGCTCTGGGGCGGCGATCCAGCGTGGCGGTGGAGTGAGGCCAAGGTCTCGCAGATGGAGCGAGAGAGCGGCCAGCGTGACATCGGCGAAGACGGCGAGGCCATCGAGGAAGAGTACGGCGGCGTCCTGTCGCCCGCGAACCTCGCCCTGGCCGAGTCGTATGAGGGCATCGCCGAGGAGTATGGCCCCTGGAGCCAGAACGACGCTCACTACATGACTGAGAATCCCTTCGCCAAGGATGGCGTGAAGTGCAGCAACTGCGTCTTCTTCGAGGGCGAAGAGGGCCGGTGCTACATCGTTCAAGGTGCCATCGCGGCCGACGCCGTGTGCAAGCTGTGGATCATTCCCGAGGAGCGTATGAGCCAAGAAGAAAAGAAGCCGGAGCCTGCTCCGGTTGAAGAAAAGCCCGCCGAGGACATGCGTGCGGAGCAGGACATCGCCGTGAAGCTCGCGAACTTGAAGGCGACAATCCTTCGGACTCAGTTGCACGGCGCACGTCAGGGTCAGTAGTCTACAGGTAGAGACATTGCTTCACGACGGATGTCGTGAGGGGCAGTGCGAGCGACTTGAGGATTCAAGCACGCGGCGCGCTAGCGGGATCACCCGCCGGCCGCCGCATTGTGCGATTGGCCGGCTCAAACCAAGGAGCAGGCCAACATGGCGTCGAATCTCAAGCGTCTTCAGGAACGTGCTGCGGCTGTCGCCGCGCGGATGACCGAGCTGTCCAGCATCGAGGACCGTTCGGCCGAGCAGACCAAGGAACTCATCTCGCTCGGCACCCAGGCCGACGACCTGAAGACCTCCCTCGATTTCGAGGAGCGGATCGCCGCGAAGGAAGCCGAACTGCGGGCCGTGGTCGAGAAGGCCGCCCCTGCCCCGGCTCCGGTGGCTGAAGTCGCCGCGAAGGCCGAGGAGAAGAAGGTCGAGATTCGTTCGATCCAGCCTCACCACACCAGCCTGCGTGCATTCAACGACGGCCCCGAGGCTGTCGAGAGTGCCTACCGCTGCGGCCGGTGGCTCCGGGCTCACATCTTCAAGAACGCCGAAGACCTCCGGTGGTGCAAGGATCACGGCGTCGAGAACCGCGCGATGGGCGAGAACAGCAACGCTTCTGGCGGTGCCCTCGTCCCAGAGGAGTTCGCTTCTCGCGTGATCAGGTTGGTCGAAAATTTCGGCACCTTCGCAGCGAGCAATGTCGAGAAGGTGACGATGACCCGCGACACGATGATCATCCCGAAGCGTGTCACGGGCACCACGGCCTACTTCGTCGGCGAAGGCACCGCGGTGAGCGAGAGCGAGCCGACCTACTCGAATGTGCAGCTCATTGCCAAGAAATTGGCCGTGGGAACCCGCATGTCGAGCGAGGTGGTGGAGGACGCCCTCGTGTCGATCGCTGACGCTGTGGCTACGGAGTTTGCGACGAGCTTGGCCTATAAGACCGACTTGGTCGGCTGGCTCGGCGCGGGCGACTCGGCTTCTGGCGGAATCTACGGCGTGGTGCCGAAGGTCAACGACGGCACGCACACCGCGGGCGTCGTGACTGCCGGTGCCGGTGCCACGGGCTTCGAGACCCTGACCGTGACCGACTTCATCAAGGTCATCGGCAAGATGCCGCTCTACGCCCGCCAGGGTGCTGCGTGGTACATCTCGCCGGCCGGCTTCGCTGCCTCGATGGCCCGCCTCCGCTACGCGGCTGGCGGCAACACTGTCGAGCAGGTCGGCGGCGGCGTGACCGAGCAGTTCATGGGATTCCCTGTGAACTACGTTCACGTCCTCGACGGCACGCTCGGTGCCGATCCCGGCAAGGTCAAGGTTCTCTTCGCGAACCTGGGTCTGTCCAGCATCTACGCCCGTCGCCGGGACTTCTCGGTGCGGATGTACGACCAAGTCTACGCCACGACCGACCAGCTCCTGCTCCAGGGCACGATGCGGTTCGACGTGGTTCATCACTCGCTCGGCGACAACACGACCGCCGGCCCCGTGGTTGCCCTCAAGTCCGCGGCGTCGTGAGCCTGACAAACCCCCTCTAGAAGGAGAACCCCAGAACCATGATCCATTCGCAGAACGACAAGGTTGTCGGCTCCGTCCCCACGGCCGTCGGCACCAGCGCAGTGACCCTGACGATCGACACCCGCGGCTACGACCACGCGAGCGTGACCGTGATGCGGGCGAGCAACGCCTCGACGGCGTTCGCCAGCGTTCTGAAGGTCGAAGAGTCGGACGACAACGTGTCCTACTCGAACGTGTCGGGCCTCGTCGGCGGCACCGACTTCACGATCCCGGCTGTGTCCGACACCGCGTCGGCTGCCATCGTGAAGCTCGATGTCGACACCAAGGCGAAGAAGCGTTACCTCAAGGTCACGGCGACCCCCGCGGTCAGCGTGAACACGGTGGTGACGGCTCGTCTGTCGCGTGGCGAAGAGGCTCCGGTGACGGCGGCCGACGCTGGCGTCATCGGCTGGGTCAAGGGCTGATTCCCGAACTGCGGGACGGCCATGATGGCCGACAAAGGCGCATGGACGCGCGCCCGCTCCACATAAGGAGCGATCCATGCTGATCAGAGTCGGTAACGTCGAAGCGGAAATCAAAGTCGCGGCGGTCATGTCGACCCCGCGGCTTGGATTCACCGACAACTTCTTCTGTGTCTCGTCGGCACTGGCCCCGCATGGCATCAGTCCCATCAAGGTGACGGGTGCCTTCTGGGGCCAGTGCCTTCAGCGAGCGATGGAGCAGGTCGTGGACACCCACGACGTGATCCTGACCATCGACTATGACACCGTGTTCAACGCGAAGACGGTCGAGGCGCTGCTGACGCTGCTTCTGCACTCAGGATACGACGCCATCGCGCCGCTCCAGACCAAGCGTGAGGCGAACGCGATCATGTTTGCCCTCGCCGGAAACGACGTGGATGCGAAGACAACGGTAGACGGCGACTTCTTCAACAAGGTGGTTCAGCCTGTCGAGACCGCCCACTTCGGCCTCACGTTCCTGCGGACGGCGGGCCTCAAGAAGATGAAGAAGCCCTGGTTCCTCGCCAAGGCGAACGACCGGGGCGAGTGGGACGGAGGGCACACCGACGAGGACATCGCGTTCTGGAAGTCGTGGGCGGCCTGCGGAAACACGCTCGGAATCGCCACGCACGTCAGCGTCGGACACGCGGAGCTGATGGTGACGTGGCCGTCGAGGGCGATCGAGGGTGGCAAGGTGCAGCAGCACACGACGGAATACTGGACGAACGGCCAGAAGGCACCGGAAAGCGCCTGGGGGCACGTTCATTGAAAATCCGCGTGCTCCAGAATTTTGACTGCTACGAGAAGGGGCAGGTCTTCGAGGACTGGGCGGCCGGGATGTGCGACATCCTCATCCGCCGCGGGCTGATCGAAGAGGTCGAGACCGCCGAGGCTGTCCCCGAGGCCGTCGAGCGGGCGGAAGTGGCCGTCAAGCACACACCGAAGAAGAGGCGATAAATGGATCAGATTGTCTTCGGCACGCCGCAGAGGCCGACGGCGACGATTACGCCGTTTCGCAGCCTGCGCCGCATTACGAACCCGGCCGTGGAGCCGGTCAGCCTGTCGACGGCGAAGCAGCATTGCCGGGTGGATACCGATGTGGATGACCTCTACATCCAGGGTCTCATCGCCGTGGCGAGGCAGTATGTCGAGGATGTTCTTGACATCACGATCTGCACGACCGTGTGGGAGGCCAAGTACGACCTGTTTCCTGTCTGGGCGATCATCCTGCCCCGCCTGCCGCTTCTGGACAGGTCGATCACGGTGACCTATCGCAACGGCGACGGCACCTACGGCACGCTCTTGAGCGCGAACGGCGACTTTCAGGTCGACGCCAGCGTCCTGCCTGGGCGGATTTACCCGCAGTGGGCCAGAGCTTGGCCCGCGACCCGCGGCGACGAAAATTCAGTCACGGTGCGGTATTCGGCGGGCTACGGCGACGACGGGCAGAGCGCGCCGCCCGTGGTCAAGCACTTGATTTGCCTGCTCGTGGCCCACTGGTTCGACACGAGGCAGCCGGCGGTCACGGGGGCACCCGTTTCTGTGCCGCAGACGTTCGATACGCTCCTGGCCGCGGCCAGCATGGGGGTTTACCGATGACCGTCAAGGCCCGCATCGACATCGACGCCGTCTACCACGACTCGAGTGACACTTCGCTCACGATCGGCTCGCTGTCCGAGCACATTTCCCCGTCGCTGACGAGCGCTCAGACGATCAACGGCAGCGTCGGCACAGCCGCCGTTCAGATCGTCGGGGCGACGCCGCTCTCGACGCTGGTGGTCAAGAACACCGGCACGAGCGTCCTGCGGCTGGCTGGCAGCTTCAACGTGGCCGCCGGCCGCGTGGCCGTGCTGCCAGTTACAACGACGATCACGGTCTCTGCGCCGTCCGGCACGGGTTCGTACACCGCCCTCTGGATGGGGTGACCATGATCAATTCGGGCACGATGCGCGAGCGGGTCACGATCCAGAAGCCCGTGGAGCAGCAGAGTTCCTTCGGCGAGACGACGCTGACCTGGGTGGACGAGGCCACAGTCTACGCCAGCATCATGGGCGTTAGGGCCAGCGACTACTTCGCCGCCCAGCAGGCCGGCGCGATCGTGACGCACCGCATTCGGATTAGGTTCTTCCCCGGCCTAAATCACCAGCACCGGCTTCTCTGGAGGGGCCGTGTGATGGAGATTTCCAGCGTCCTTGAGCGAGAGACCCGCTCGGTCCATGAGATACTAGCGAGGGAGGACGCGGCATGATTACGCAGGGCTACGGGACTCCGAGATCGATTGGCGGCAGCACCGGCAAGTCGCTGGCCGAGGGGTTCGTGTCGGTCAGGATGGAGGGTGTCCGTGAATTGGCCGAGAGGCTCCAGAAGCTCGCCGCAGAGGTGGGCGAGCCAAAGGCGCTCGAGCAGGCCGTCAGAAAGGCCAGCAGCCACATAAAGCGAAGCTATCAGTCGAAGGTCGGCAACGTCACCGGCAACCTCGCGAGATCGACAAGGATCGAAACCAAAGTCTACGATGCGGCGACTGTGGCGATTGTGGGACCGTACCAGTCTGGAACGGGCCGCAGCACTGACAAGCAGGCTTCGGGCAACCACGCTTGGCTGAAGGAGTTCGGGTCCGGCCCGCGCAGGCCGGGGACCAAGGGCCGCCGCACCTACGTCAACGTCCACCAGATGATCAACGGCAAGATGCGACGCCACTCGTCGGCGAATGACCAGCAGTTCGCCAATATGTCGAGGGGCTACTACTTTTTGATGGGCAGCCGCGACGAAGAGACGCGGCAGGCCCGCCAAGGCATCGGCTACCCCCACGATTTCGGCTACTCCAACGGCAGGCAGCATCCGATCACCCTCCACCCAGGCGACACCTACGCTCCGATGCCAGCCAGCCACGCGATGGAGCGGTCCATCGCCGAAACCAAGGACGCTGTACTGAATACGCTCAAGGCAGCAATCCAGAACTCGCTTGACAGGCTCAGTAAGTGATCATCTCCCCAGAAAAACACGTTTTCCAGAGGCTCATCACCTCGCCGGAGGTGGCGAGGCTGGTCGGTTTTCAGGTCTACCCGATCGCGGTTCCGAAAAACGCCGTTCTGCCGTTCTGCATCTACAAGCGGAATAACATCACCCGCGAGGCCCATCTCGCAGGCCCGATGTACCAGCCGATCGTGCATCTCCAGATCGCCTCCTGGGCACTCTACTACGACGTTGCCCGCGAGCTTGCCGACGAGGTGCGTCTCGCTTTGGATGGACGCACTGGCACCCTCGCGGGCGTTACAATAAGTGATATACGGCTCGTGTCGGAGACAGATGACTATCTGGACCCGGCAGCCGTGGGAGCCCAGCTCCCGCCCGCATACGAGGTTCGACAACTGTTTCAGATTCGGTGGTCCGAAGCTACCGAATAAGACTTTAGCGCAAGGAGGCGCACTATGGCCGGTGTTGCTGCGATGGGCGTGACGATGACCTACAGCGGTCAGACGCTGGTGATTACGAGCTTCAATGTCAACGACCAGATCGACAACGCCGACGGTTCGCATCTCGGCATCCCCACGGGCGGCCGTCGGGAGTACGTCCCTACGTTCGTGCAGCGGGAAATCTCCTGCGACTACATCGCCACGACCGTCATCACGACACAGTCCGCGGCGATCAGCATCGCCGGCCCGGTTAGCTTCACCGGCAACGCCACCCTCACGGCGTCGACCGTGGGCGGCACCGTCGGCGATCTTATCAAGGGCAACGCGACTTGGCGGGTCGCCTAACGCCCTGGAGGTGACCCGACATGGCCGGGGCCACCGCACACGGCGCGACCTTTTCGTTCCTGAACTTCAGCGGGTCGCTGGTCGGCATCTCTGTGGAGATGCCGACTGCGGAGGTCGTCAACATGACCTCTGCCAACGACGTGCTGGGCAGCATGGTTGCGGTGCCGACCGGGGAGTGGTCCGGCGGCACCATAACCGTCGACTTCCTGACATCGAATGTCGACCCGCAGTTGCTCGTCAGGAGGGTCGGCCAGCTCACGTTCTCGTCGAGGGGCTACAGCATCAGCCGGCGAGTGGTCTGCGAGTCCGCGTCTGTAGGCGCGCAGGCGGGCGAGCTGGTGCGAGGCTCGCTCAAGTTCTTGATGACTGATTACCAAGCAGCATAGCCGGCAAGGACGCCGCGCCACACCGTTACTGGGAGCAGAGCAGACATGGCACTTGATCGAAAGAGCATCCTGGCCGCCGACGACGTTCGCAAGGAGAAGGTCGCCGTCCCCGAGTGGAAGGGCGACGTGTATCTCCGTGTGCTCACTGGCACCGACCGCGACAGGTTCGAGGAGAGCTACGCCGACCAGAAGATGAAGGCGTTTCGCATTCGCTTCCTCCTGCTCGCTCTGTGCGACGAGGATGGAGAGCGGCTCTTCAGTGACGACGAGGCCGACATTCTCGGCAAGAAGTCTTCGGTTGTGATCAACCGTCTCTTCGAGGCCGGCTGGAAGCTGAATGCCTTCACGCAGGAGGCAGTGGATGCCCTGGGGGAAGGTTCCGAAACCGCCCAGAGCGGAGGTTCTACTTCCGCCTAGCGGCGACGCTGGGGATGAGCGTCAAGCGGCTGTTGCAGGAGGTTGACAGCGCGGAGATCGCCGAATGGTACGCATTTGATCAGAGGTGGCCGCTGCCTGACCCGTGGGGGCAAACGGCCAGACTGTGCAGGGTGATCATGGCCTCGTCTGGGAACTACAAGAAGCATGACCTCCCAGACGAGGCTGCGTTCATCCCGAGCGTGATCAAGCCCGAGCAGACGAACGATCAGATCATGGCCGAGCTGATGAAGTTGAACACGCCAATTCAGGGATGAATCGATGGCTAACGGCTACCTCGGCAAGATCAGTGCAGTTGTCTCGGCGAGCACGGGAGACTTCGACAGCAAACTGGCGAAGTCTGCGAAAGAAGTCGCCAACTTCGCCAGCCGGGTGCAGGGCAACCTGACATCGGCGTCCACTCAGGCTGCTAGGGCTCTGGAGGGTATCTACACGCCCCTCCAGAAAGTCGAGCGGTCTCTGCGGGCCGCCGAGTCGATGAAGCTATCGTTCAAGGGCTTCAAGGGTCTCATCGGAGACGTGGACGCCCTTCAGCGGCGGCTGCAAGGTCTCAACGAGCGACAGATCGACATCGTCCTGCGCACGAGCGGGATGAAGAGCATTACGGAGTTCCGCGACGCCATCAATGGCCTCACGTCGAAGGACGTGGAGATCATCACCCGCGTCGGCGGCCTGGAGAAGATCAACGAGCTTCGTGAGCAGATCAGGTCGTCGCCCGCTGTTATGAAGGTGGCGGCGGATGTCGAATCGGCCAAAGAGCGGATTCAGACGCTGAAGCAGGAGATCAAGTCCGCGGCCGACAGCGGTGGCAAGGTTACCGTCCCCGTCGATGACGCCGCGGTGCAGAAGCTCGAGGGGCGGCTTGCCAAGGCTACGGCGGCCTTGAAGAGGTTGCAGGATCAGGCCGCAGCCGGCGGCGGCGGTTCGCGCGAACTCGACGCGATCAACGAACAACTTGATGCGCTGAACAGCAAGCGGGCATCCCTTGAGGCGAAGGCCATTCGCGTTCGCGGTGATGAACGAGAGCTTCAAAAGGTCCGCGCGGTGATCGACGGCATCTCGGAGGAGATCGATTCGCTTGAAAAGAGGCAGGCCGAGGTCGCCAAGGTCAGCGTATCGACAGACGAGTTCAAGGCACAGATCGCCGAGGCGCAGGACAGGGTCGACAGGCTGACGGCCGCTCTGGAGAAGGCCAAGGCCAGCGGGAGCGTCGTCGACATCAAGGCGAAGTACGACGAGCTGACAGAGGCAGAAAGCACGCTCGGCAAGCTGAATCGCCAACTTGGCAAAAAGGTCACCGCTGAGTTCGGCGTGAACGTCGACATTCAGACGCTTGACGATGTCGCCAAGAAGGCCGAGGCCGCGGGGGCGGTACTCGGCAAGCTGCCCCGCGTGATGGAAGAGCTTGGCCGCTCCGACCTGACGGCCGCGACGACGAAGATGCGGCAGATGGTGTCGCAGTCGGAGGAGCTGTCAAAGCCGATCGCGGCAGCCACCCAGCAGTTCGGCACGCTTACCAGAGAGGTTCAGGCTGGCTTCCTGCCTGCGCTCTCAAGCGTGCAGTCGGATCTGGAATCACTGAACAGCCTGATCGAAAGTGGCGTCGCGCCGACGAAGGCTGTCGAGGCGGCGTTCAACGGCGTCAAAGAAAGCGTCGACCAGACGGTCGCGTCGGTTGCGAGGCTTGCCGAGGCTTCGGCAAAGGCCAGCAGGATCAAGACCGGCCGAGAGCTTGTGTTCGACCAGCCGGGCTTATCGGAGTCGCTAGATCGCGGTGCTTCTGTCGGAAACAAGGCGGCGGCCCTGCCCGCCGCGGCGATCCAGGCGAATCCGAGAATCGTCGAATCCCTCGTGGATATCAGCAGGCTGTCGCAGCAGGCCAACGCAGCATACGCGAAGCTGCAACTCAAGGTGGCGGAGGGTTTGCCGACAGGATCGGCGCAGCGGTCGCTTGATCTGGTCGTCACGAAGCTCAATGCGGCCGTTGACGCCGCCGACGGCTTCGCGAGCGCTCAAGAAGAGTCGCAGCGGAGGGCGTCGGCGGCAGGCCAGATGTTCCTCAACGTCCTTCAGAAGGAATCGCAGGCGCTCTCTGGTTCTGGCGCAGCCGATCTTGCTGAGTACGAGCGGAACATGCAGTCCCTGTCGGACGCCAA